ATCAAAACCTATGCAAATGTAAGGAAGATAGGTTAACGCCTTTAACTGAGCCAACGTGAGTTCTGCTGCAATAGTAGGAAGTAAAACAGATGCACCACCATCGCAACCCCAAGTTGGAAGATGATACGTATCAAAGACACCGATTGCGTGTCTAGTGGTATCATTAGTAGTAGGCACCAATGACGGGGCAGAAACTTTAGCGGAATTATATACTGTATCGTTCCCAATCTGTCTAATATTAAGATGTTCACCAGTAACCTTTGTTGTATTCAAAGCACCGATAGCTTCAATCTCACCAAATACCTTTTCAGTAAGATTAATTACACCGTCAGAAGCCTGAACAAAGTTTAAACCTCTGATAAATAATGTTAAGTTATATGCGGAACTTGGTGATACAATATTTATCATTTGACTAGGCGAATTATAGAAACCACCAAAGAACGAAATATTTCCTGCATAGTAACCAGCGTTGCCAGCGTAAGACTTGGAATCATCAAGTAATGCATTAGTTTCAAAATAACACGATGTAAATGAGACACTATCCAATTTACATAGTGCAGCAAGATATGAGCCAAGAATTACATCACAAGATGCAAATGTACATGAATCAAAGTTCATAGCTTCATAACGTGAACACTTAAAAGCAATATCACCAATGTCACTAAATGAACATTTGTAAAAAGTGATAGCGTTTAACGATACAGAGGACTGCATAACTGTGTTACCACGGTTAAAGAAACATTCTACAAAAGTCGAGAAACCAACAAATGTACCAAGACTCTGTAACATCACAACATCAAAGTCATTGAAGTCGCACTGCTCTGCGTAAAGCCATGAGAGGTATCCAGTAAACAGAGGATTATTACCATCAGCTACAAACCTTACGCGCTTGAATGTTAACTTACCGCTCTGATTTGTTTTAGTAATACTTCCACTAATAGTAATTGTAGAATTATTACCCTCGATTATACCGTCAGTACAAGTTAAATTAGTTACTTTATAATTTTTATAAGGCTCTAACAAAACTCTTTTGTTAGTGTTAATAGCGTCCTGAATAGCCTGAGTATCGTCACTAACACCGTCGCCAACAGCTCCAAACATTTCGGGCGTAACCACAGCGTCTAGTATTGGTTCAACCGTTTCAACTTTTTCTTCTACTCTCAATGTGTCTTGTCTATACTGTTCTACTTGAGCGTTATAATTACCAGTTGCCGCCCAATATTCGGGGTTACTCATAGGATTACCGATAGCAGCTGGTACGCTCTTCTTACTCGTATAGCTGTTTCCTAAATAAGTAACAATAGTTAAGGGGTCATAAATGTGATTCTCGTCCCATTCTGTTCCATTAGAACCTTCATAAAACTTAGGCACATACCTTGCGCCAATATACTGTCTGTTAATTTCCATTATTTTTTCCTCTCTTTCATTAATAACTTAATACAAGGTGTCCATATTCGGGCTGTATTGGTAATTCAATGTCAAGTCCAGTAGTATTAAAAGTAATTGTGTCCCATGAACTAGGAATATTGTACACAATATATCCGCTATCACTGATTTCTACGAATATCATAGTAGCAATATATTTTTCAAGAATACTCTTAGCAAAGGTTTCATCAAAATTATCAATAAACTCTTCAATAATTTCAATATCCTCTTCCAGCTTTTTGAGTTCATCACCAACGACTTTCTGTCCAGCAATCAATTCGTTAATGTAATTAACAACCTTGCACAGAACTTCGTAGTAACTAAGGCTATCATCATACACTAAAGGTAAAACCTTCTGACACCAAAACCTAAAAGTCTGTAATGATTTAATACCATTCATTCCTTTGTACTCCTTTCTACCATAACTGCATAAAGAGTTCTTCCAAGTCATTAATAATCATCATATCAATATTCAAGAAAGTCTCTCTATACTCTTTCAGTAACTTACTAGCACTTCTGCTTTCATAACCGACAACGTGTTCGAGATAGTCCTCAGTAGTCAGACTACTTGCTTCACTAGTAACGTTACCGCTACCGCTACTAGAGTTACTACTAGTCGAACTATTAGACGCACTATCTTCGGTAATCCTTGCGTTAGTTAAGTAAGTGCCATTCTCCACATTGGTAAGCGCACCCTGTGGTGTATCACTATACTTATCCTTACTTGTACCGCTATTCGTTCCAGTTCCCGTACCATTACTCATACTGCTATTTGTGCTGTCAACCGTTCCTTCATTCTGTCCAGTAATCTCATTGTCTTTCTTTCTCGTTAAATCGGTAGTATACAAAGGATTGAACTCTAATAATTCGCTTTTGTACAACTTATTGTAGTACGGCATTATCTCGTTCATCTTAGTATCAAGTCTTAACTTCCATAGGCCGACGGTTTCTTCACCAATCTCTCTAGTATAGAAGTGTTTGAGTATCTTTCTTTCAAGAATAACTCTGTATGCTTCATCAAAGATAGGGAAGTCAAAGTCAAATATACTAGGAATAGCGTCAGTTATAACTTTATTTGTATTCTTATAACCAGTGCTTTCAGCAAGTCCAGCCGCTGTCTCGCATATAAACCTAACTTCGGTAGTATATTTACTCATTGTCTTCACCACCTTTCGGCTCTTCAATCAAATCAGTTTCTTCATTAACACATTCTTGTAATAGCTGATAATCTTCACGATAGTCACACCATATATCAAGACCAAACATTTTATTGATTTGGTTGCAAGCTTGTCGTCTGCTTTCCAGTCTACTGTATCTACTAGCAACAACACCACCTTGGTTTCTTGTTACTTCATCAGTAATCATTCTTTCTTTTTTCTGTGTGTTAATGTTACTAATACCAAGATAGGTCAGAGCTTCATTCCAAATCTGCGTCTTTAACTGGTATAGTCTGTCAGCAACATAAGGCGCTCCAGTCTGTAATACCTTAAGACCAGTGGTGTCAAGAGCTTTAGTACCAAAGATAAAAGGTGCATTACCTTCATATTCTTTGTATAAGTTTTTCATTGTTAACCTCTGACTTTCGTCACACTGGATAATGATTGGTGTCTTCTGTGCGTTAGCATTAACGTCAATAGCTCTGTCAAGGTTGTATAACCTTTTGCTAAACATTTCGACATCTAGCAATGAGTTAGTGTGCAAATAGTTATTAAAAATTATTACACTATTTGTATCGTCAAGTTCTCTCTGATAACCATTGACAGCGTAAGCTCTACGGTTAATCGGTATACGGTATACGTTTAACTTTCCAGTAATAGTACACTGTAAGCAGAGAAAACCAAGAACATCATCTTGAAAGAACACAGCCATACCTTCACCGAATAAACACATTTCAAGAAAACGTGGGTCAACAGTATCGGGAAGGTTCTTCCATTCAAACATCGAAAGTGCTAACTCTGTTAATCTGTTATAATACTGGATATAAGTTCTGTTGTTCATCAATGCTGATTCACAGAACAAATCATCTCTTCGTTTATTTTTTCCCATTGTACTCCTTTCCTACTACGGTTAAACTGGTGGATTGTCAATCAGTGTACCGTCAGCATTGTGATACTGTCCTATTCCTAATGGGCTTTTCCAAAACGTAATTCCACGGTCATAGATTTTAGCAACCTTACGAATTTCATCTGCTGGTGCTGAACCTACTATATTGCAACCATTAGTCTTAACATAGTTCCAAAGTAATCTGCCAGACCTATTAGGAATTTTTACTCTATTACAAGCATAGCCAAACATACTAAAGAAGTCATCAATAACCTTAGCTTGCTGTTCTGTAACTTGCATAAATCTAAAGTAAAAATCTTTACGTCGTGTTGCTACATCTATGTTTCCACTATTTGTACCACGCTCTTGAGCAGGCATTGTGTGCGCGACCATAGCTTCGTTGACTACATTTGAGAGTGCTAACACGCCACCAACGACAGCAACTAATGGTGCGAGAAAACCAGTAGCACTTGCACCAGCACCTAGTGCTGCAAATAAACCAGCGCCACCAGCCGCAAGTGAAGCAGAGCCACCAACTGTCTTTATAGCTGTTGAACCACCATGAGTAGCCGCCCATATTTTAAATGAATCAGCGCTCCAACCTACTTGTGGAAAGTCGTCCATAACAAGTTTCTCTGTCATATTATAACCGCCAACGTAGTCACCATTATAATCTTGTGGTATTAAAGCAATTTGCGGTTGTGCTGATGTAGTACCTTCGGTAAGAAATTTGATATATAAGCGTCCACCACTTTCCTTCTTTTTAAACCATTCATATCTATATAATGCGTGGTTGTTTAAACTGTCAACGTCTAAGAAATTATATGGATATGTTAATAATTTTTTATTTTTAGGCACATAGTCACCGAACTTAACTGGAATATACACTGGGTCAACTGGAACTTCTGCTGGAAAGAGAGGATAGTTACCAGTATAATACTGAGGAAACATACACATTGAAATAACTTCGTCTTGGTGGTTGTCATTAATCAAGTCATCAAGATAATCTAATATTGTATCAATGTTTTGCTGTGTCTCGGCTGGTGTGTCTCCGTCAAGTGGAAACCTTCTAGGTGTCATACCTTGCATAAGACCATTTACCATTCCACCATTGACATAATCTGTACCGTCTTTGTATCTTGATACATTGATTATCAAGTCATACTTTCGCATATTGTTAGTCTGCGTATATGAACTACATATAATATTCGATGTGTCAATCGGTTCGGGTAATATGTTGTCGCCTATCTCATCTGTTTCACTATGTTCACGTTCAACGAAACACTCTTCGAGAGTCATATCAAACAAGTATGTCTGAATAGAATCAATCTCAAATACGATTTCACTAGTCACATTATTAATATACTCAACACTGATAATAAAAGCATAAAACCATTTGTTACCATAGTTGGTATTCTGAAATGCAAGATAGTTACAGTCATAAATGTCGTCAGCACAAAGAGCTATTCGCATTTTACCCTTCTCAACTCTTTGATAAGAATTATTAGCAAGAGTATATTTAGCTCTGCCAGCGTGAGTTCCACCGTGGAAGTATGTATTCTGTGCGACAATATCATCAAACCATAGTGTATGTTCGTATGTGTTATCAAAAGGAATACCGCTATATAATTTTATTGTAGTATTAGGTTCAATATACATAACTCACTCCTAAAATAGTGTGGGGTAAAAACTACCCCACAACTATCAATTAAACATATCAAGAGTTCTTCGCAAGTGTAACAGTTGCTCCAACCTCAGTTGCTCCAGTAATTGCAGTAGAAGCGGTGTAAGTATTATCACCAACAGTAGCAACAAGAGTGCACTCGGTAGCTACCTTACTAGCAGGAATGATAATAGCACCAAACTTCTGAACAGCGATACCTTCATCAGTGAGGTCTTCGGTCTGTACAAAGTTAACAGCGGTCTGTGCAAGTGAAGCAGTAGCGTCGTCCACAGCAAATGTAAGGACAGTTGCTTCATCAGATACACTCTTGGAAAGGATTTCAACAGTGAGTGAAGCGGGTGCAGTGGGTACAGCTTCGTCAGTTACAAACACAATAGCGTTAGAGAACGGTGAATAGGAAATGGTCTTCCAAGTATGATAGAAGTAATTCCAGTACAAACCACTTGCAACATAAGTCTCAGTGAATTTGTTGTTATTATCATAAACCTGGAACCATTCATCGTCCAAGATAACAGCCTTAACGTTTGCAAGGAGTGCAAGCTCGGCGGCAGTAACCTCTTCAAGACCGTCAGAGTTCTCTCTGATAACTTCAAAACGTGCATTGTCGAACTCAGTCCAGTTATCAATAAGGAACAGCCTTCCCATAAAATCAGCCTTATCCATATTGAAAGCAGAAGCGAGAACATTTACGTCAAACTGTGCATTGAAGTCTGCGTCCATAAAGATTACCTGTCTCTCTTTAGGAGTGGTAGTCTGTACGCCAGCTTCATTGTACTTGCTTGACATAAAAGGAAGTTTGTTTGAAGCTCCTCTGAATTTAACAGCGCTGTCGTTAAGGTTATTACCACTAATGGTAACACCCTGAGGAAGCATCTTACCATGAGTGATACCCTTAATGAGCAGATACTTGAAAAGTAAGAACTCATCATATTCAGCAGAAGTGTAAACCTGTTCAACAATCTTAGCAATAAGGTCTGTTACACCGTTTACGTTAACAAATGCAAGCTTTAAGTCCTCGTCCTGAATAGTTACTGGGTACATTACTCGCCAGTTCATAGTGTGGAATACAGAACGAACGTTAGGCATTGAGCGTTTGAACTCTCTCTGCGCACCCTTCTCTGCTGAATAGTCAACAGCATTGATGATTCCAACGAAGATATCTTCGATAGTCTCGCCGAACTCAATATAACCCTTCTTAAGTACAGAGTAAGGATTGTTAAAGGTTGCGCTCTTTACTCTATAAGCGGCGATTCTGTTTACCAATGCGTTGATAAACTGGTTAGCATAAGCTGGTGTACCATAGATTACTTCTCCGACCTTAGGAATGTCGGTAGCCTGGGTTACTACTGGTACGTTCTGCTGGTAATCGTATGAAGCGTTCTGTCTAATGACATTGAGAATGTCAATAGTAGAAGCATTTAAAGTTGTCTGTGCAATTCTTCTAGGCATTTTTATTCCTCCGTTTTAAATAATTCTTCAAAAGTTTTGGGTGACGTATCTTTTACCTCTGGTGGAACTAAAGGGTCTGTTTCATCGTCACTCGGTTTCATAAAACGCTCGGTGTACTTAGCTCTCCACTTTGCGTCATTCTCTTCGTACTTTGTTTTCCAGTCCGTGTTGTCACTAGCTTTGGTTGATAAGTCATCAAACGTGTCTGTCATATCTTCCATAAAAGCGATAGCTTCGTCCGAACTATCTTCTCCGATTCTTTCTTTTATTCTTGCTAAAAAATCATCTTTTGTTAGTACTGCCATTGTTGCTCCTTTCTACAATCTTTGATTGGCTTAGTGTTATTAATAAGAAGAAACAGTTTAACCATTCCAATAAGATGTATTAACTCTAGTGTCTAGGTGACAACCCCAACTATAAATTCCGACTCCTCTGAAACCTATTTTCTTTGCAAAGTTTGCAACCGTTGAAGGTTTAACACTTGCAATTCTTATGTCAGCCGCTTTACCTAGAACGTGCTGTGAATTGGTAGCACCACCGACTTTCTTGTTATAGGTGCTAGTGCGGTAAGCAGAGTTAATGATTACTGGTTTACCAAAATACTCTCTTATTATTTGTAGTTTTTCGACTAGCTCTGAATCAATTAGTATCTTATCAGTTCCGTCGTTACAAGCAAACTCCTTAACCTTAAAGTTACTGCGCCTACCATTGATACAGAAATAACTGTCGCCTTGTTTCATTTTTGAGTATTCGATAACACCCTTCGTTATCTCTATTGACATTGGTTTTTACTCCTTTCCTACTTTGTACTAAGTCTTTCACATAGCGTGTTAAACGCAATAGTGTTGTTATTTATAGCTTCGGTTAACTTCAACACATTTTCTTTATTTTCTAATGTGTTATTATTCAAAGCTTCTGTCACTTTTTGCGTTTCTTCTTGGTGTTCTGTTGTGATTTTATCTAGCTGTTTATCGTACTTATCTGTTTGATACTTGACGTACAGAGCTAATGCGATACACGCTACAATCGGAAAGCCAACAGAACTGATTAACTGTGTAACTGCTGCTGTATCCATTTTCTATCCTCTCCTTTCCTATTATTTATTGTAGCAAATTCGTTGACATTTGTCAAGAAGTTTAGTATAATAATAGTAGAAATAAAAGCAATTGTAAACACGAAAGGAGTAAGAATTATGAAGTCAGAGTATTACGACGGTACTAAACTACTGTCGATGAAAGACTTAAACGGAAGGACACCAGAGATATACCTTTGTACTACAAACAGAACTGGTGGTAAGACGACATACTTTGGAAGATTAGTTGTCAATAGATTTTTAAAACAAGCTAAAAAGTTTATGCTAGTTTATCGTTACAACTATGAGCTAGATGATGTAGCAGATAAGTTCTTTAAAGATATAAAAGGTTTGTTCTTTCCCGAGTACGATATGATTTCTAAAAAGAAAGCAAAGGGTATCTACCACGAATTATTCTTGATTAAGAATAACAATGTAGAAAATGAAATACCTTGTGGTTATGCTGTTGCACTTAATAATGCCGACGCAATTAAAAAGAATAGTCACTTCTTTAGTGATACTTCTTGTATGTTATTTGACGAATTTCAGAGTGAAACTAATCACTATTGTCCAGATGAAATAACTAAATTTATAAGTATACATACTTCGGTAGCTAGAGGACAAGGGGAACAAGTCAGATATGTACCAGTGTATATGCTAGCAAACCAAGTTAGTGTTATCAATCCATATTATACAGAGCTTGACATTTGTACACGACTCAGATTGGACACAAACTTTTTAAGAGGAGACGGTTTCGTACTGGAAAATGGTTTCATTGAAACCGCCAGCGTAGCGCAAAAGGAAAGTGGATTCAATCGTGCATTTAAGAAGAACGCTTATATTGGTTATGCTAGTCAGAATGTTTACTTAAATGATAATACAGCATTTGTCGAAACACCAGTAGGTGCTAAGTGTAGATACTTAGCTACACTAAAGTACAAAGGAAGTGAGTATGCTATCAAAGAATACAGAGAACTTGGTTTCCTCTATTGTGATAGTAGAGCTGATAAGACATTCCCTATGAAGATTAGCGTGACAACAGATGACCACAATATCAACTACGTTATGCTAAGAAATAACGATATGTTTATTACACAGTTGCGTTATTATTTTGAACACGGTGCTTTCAGATTTAAGGACTTGAAAAGTAAGGAAGCATTGATGAAGTGTATCACCTATTAGGTATCTGCATTTGTACATTCTTAATACCAAAACTGGGATAACACACTTGAAAGATAGTGCCAGTAATGGTTGTCCGTATTGTTAACGTGATTAAGGGTGACAAGTGTTATAGATATATAAAAGAAAGAGTGCTTACAATCGTTAAGATTATAGGCACTCTAGTCTTATTATACTTCTTTTATCTCTATTGACTTGATGTATCTTCCCCAGTCATCACCTAGTGCGTAACTAAGTTCCATACTTGCACTGTCTTTTGTTGCGTGGTGCATACCCGAATATTCAACCAGTTCTGATTCATCGTCATATTTACGTTCAGCCATTAAAACAAAGTAATGACTATCATCTGTTAATGTAAATAAACCTTCTTGATAAATCATTTTCGTTGTCTCTCCTTATCAGATTTACCATACGCTTTTGCCAACAGTTTCAGTTGATAACGATAATCAAACTCTTGGTGACACACTTTATAATGTGCACAATTCCTACAAAGATGTCTACATTCACCTTTAATCCATTTGCACTTAAGAACATATAATATAAAACCCATTCTGTTCACCTCATTTCATAACTTGTGTCAACCAGTAGCACACCGCCTCTGATTCTCTTTGGCATTAACTTGCCTGGAACTTTTAGTCCAATCTTAAAATCACTCAGTGTACGTTTGATTGGTTTACCGTTTTCACCAATTAAGAATTTTCTTTCTGCTTCTGTCATTTTCTCCTTTTCTTCCTCTGTGTAATCATCTTTTGTCATACTCTTTACGAATAAATCTTTGCACTTCTGTGGCATACCAGCGCACTTTACATTGTAATAAGGTGTATCAATCGGTTGCAAATCTTCGTGTGTTACGTGTTCAATGTATGTCTTTTGTCTAGTGAAAATAGCTGTGTCCCAACACGACTCTAGTTTCCAGCAACAGAAGTTCTTATCATGTACTGTAATTCCAACAACCTCTTCGGGGTCAAGGTCACAGTGAATACTATCGGTGTCAGCATAGATAAAACCTCTTTCGTTTACACCGTGGTAATTCTTTTGTGCAGCTCTTATGGTAAAGTTACGTGCATAAGATGTTATTGCTGAACCTACAGCTATGAACCCAGCTTGTTTGTCGTTTGCTGGACAAGACATAAAGCCAATAGCTTTGTTTTCTTTTATGAAAGCTATCTTAAAAGAAGAGTCCTCACTACTTGCCATTTTACCGTACAGATTATTGAGAAATAACTTAGCCAATGTTCTTAAAGCTCCCTTGCTTTCAAGTTTAATCTTCTTATACTTCTCTATGTACTGGTCAAAGATACCTATTTGTGTGTAGAACCAACAACCGTCTAAGATTTCAAAGTCTACCAGTTCGTAATGTTCTTTGAGTAATATGTAGTCCGTCATTGTAAGAGTAAGTTCTACTCTAGTATCACGAAGGTTTCCATATAAATCATAATAATGGTCGTAATATTGACCTGTCTTTCTATCGTACACATCAGACGATTCAAGAGCTTCAGTTCCGTTGTACAAATGGTTTCCTTTTATCTGAATAAACGGTAAATAGTTTGGCTTGATATAGAACCTTGTCTTGATTCGTACAAAGTAATATATATTGTCGTCCAAAGCTCTGTCTGGTATGTAGTTACCAGTCCAAAAGTGAGGTGTACCTACTGGATAACGGTTTCCCGATTCACTTGACATCATACTTGGGTATAAAGAATTTACATCTGCTGTTGTGCCCTTACCACGTATGACGTTTTCTTTACCTTTTACAAGATAGCACCAACCACCTTTATATGATTTGCGTATCCAAGCGTCAGCGTTCTTGTATCGGTGTTCTGATTCATCAAGTTGAATGTCAGTCAAAGAAGGAAACATATCATTGTAATCATCTTTACCAATGATTTTCTTATACTCTGACAAACAGCAAGAGCCAATCGTTAACTTGTCGTGTCCTTCGTTGCACATTATTTCTAGTGCTTCTTTAACAACCAGTACGTCATTAGCTATGTATTCTCTTTCACTTTCCGTTATCTCACAACCAGCATATCTAAAGCCAGTGTATTCCATTTCAAGTTTTTGATGTTTGGTATTAAATGCTTTTCCTATTTCCCTAACGGAGAATGGTAAGAGTTTCAAGCTATCACGTAATTCTATAATGTGTCCGTGAGTACAAATGGTTATAGTGTACCATTGACCTTTGTCGGATATAGAATACTTAAACGTATTGTTCTTCATTTCTTTATCCTCTAACCACTCGACCTCAGTTCCTTCGTCGTTCAGCTTTACACAAGCTTGTTCAAAACCAAGGTCAAGTAGTAAAAAGGATAGCCAAAAAGAACCGTCAAATTTTAAGTTGTGATAGTAAGCATAAATGTTGCAATTCTGTTTTACAAAATAATCGAACTGTTCTTGTATGCTATGAAGTATAACTACGTTTTCAGTAAACAGTTCAACGCAAGCACTTGCCCAAACCTCTGTACATACCTGACCTTCGTATACAGTTGTTTCAAAATCACACATAAAACGTTTGTACTTTCTCATTGACTAAACATCTCCGCTAATTCTGCAATCTCTTCATAAGAATCTTCATCATAATCTAAGAACTCCGACTCGTCACTTAGTGCTTGAGCTTGTTCAGCAGTCAATGCACCTTGATTGAGTATCACACCTAGCCTAGCAAAACCAGCCAACATTATTTCTAATGTGCTACCATACTCTGCGGTATTAATACCGTCATCAATTTCACCCATGTGTGATATCAGATATTCTTCTAAGCCTGCTAAATCATTGGCGTTATTTTGTAACGTCGTTTTCCATATATCTAGTAGCTTACTTTTTTCATCATACCACCTAGTCCTAGCACCGTCGCTGTACACTGCTGCCCAGTTGTGAGGTTCCATTCCTTCCAGTCTGCCGTCATAATAGTCGCAAGTAGGAAAGTTATCTAGTGACAAATCATTGATAACATCTTCGCCTTCTTCGGGTGAAAGCTCTCCAGTCTTGATTGCCATATCTACAACACGTTCGGTTACGCTATCTATCGCTGTTTTAGTGGGATACTTACCTTGTCTAGCTTTTCTAGTTTCCCAAGCTTTCTTACCAGCGTTAACTCTTATACGGTGTCGCTCTTCGGGAGAAAGCTTTTCTTTGTCTTGTGCATTTCCGCTTTTAACAGTCGGTATTATGTTTGGTGTATCTGTTGTCCTTGGTCTTGGTCTTTTTGTTGTAGGTTTTCTTGTTGTGGTTTTACGATTGTTTGTGATAACCTCTCCAGTTTCTTTGTCTATAAAGCTCGCTACTTCATATAAATCTTCTTTGCGAATGTTCTTTATATCTTCTAACTGTTGTTTGGTTACGTGTTTTGGTAGTCTTGGTACAACATCCTCGGGAAAAATATATCCTTCTAGTTCACCTTGACGTACCAATCTTATCAATCTTTCTTGTTCTCTTTTGTACTCCTTCTGTGCTTCACTTTGAATGTGTTTAGCCATAACATTAAACCTCTTTTCCAGTGAATAAAATACCCCCATTGGTTGTTACACCTTTGGGGGTTGTGATTAACTAGGTGTTGCAACCTAGATGATTGAACAAGTAAGGAAACTCTTTCCAGCGTAGTTCTTACTAGGTACTTTGTATACCTTGATTGCCCACTCTTCGTTGCTGTCCTTCATCTCGTTATAGATATTGATAAAGGAATCAAAGAATGTGGAAGAACCAGTTACATACTTTGTACCGTCAGCGTCAACAAGGATAAACACTTCATAGTCAACGTTCTCGCTAGCTTCGTTGTGAACTGAGAGCTTTGCGTAGTCAACTACCTTGATAGTAAAGGGTTCATCTGCAACGTGGTCAAGCTTCACAGCGTCGCTGGTGTCCTTAAATGCTATTCTCTCCTTAGGTGTGAGTTCCTTGCTGGTTTCGATAATCTCTACCTTGTAATTTGCTGGTGTGTTTTTCTTTGCCATAGTTTTTTATCTCCTTTTTCTCTTTACTGTTCTACTGCTTTTCTTGTCTTGGGGTCAAGAACCTTTGCCGACTTGATAAATTCGTCCTCACTCATTCCGTATAAGGTTTCAACGGTTGCGGTATCAACAATCTGTACAGCCTTGTGCTGTTCGTTGTTGTAAACTGCTTCAACCTTTTTCATAAGCTTGTCTCCAGCGTACACCTTAGGAAGTACGATAGTGTCGTTGAAAACCTCAGCGGTTTCGAGATTGACTGCCATTACAGTGACCTTCTGTGTCGTGAATGTTCTTGAAACGATTGCTTCTCTACCCATTGTTTGTTCTCCTTTTCTTAGTTGGGATTGATTGTGGTTAATAGTTTCTTATTCTAAGTACATAGGTTGCGCAACACTTTGTACGATTGGTGTGGCTAGGTAATGAACCTAGGAACTAGCTGGAACTAGTGCCACACCGTGCTAATCTCGAATAGGAGGTATTCGTGTTTGGCTTATCTGATGATTCTATATTAACATACGGGATTGATTATGTCAATACTTTGTGTTAAATTTTGCGAAAAATTTTTGCTGGTGGTTGTGGTTTATCGGTAGTAAATCTTACTGTTTGTTATCTTGATTTCAAAACCGTCGGTCAATGCTTCGTCAAGGATTGGCAAAGCTTCTTTAACTGTTAGGTCGTAGAGAGAGTAACATTCTGCCCACTCTTTGTCAAGGCTTTCAAGTCTTTTACGCTTAGAGAAGTGACCGTTGTGATTCAAACGTCTTGTGGAATGAAGTTCAATGTTTGTACTTATCAGTATGAAACTGATAGCACCAGCGATTGCAATTATTAAGAATACTACCGTGTAAATTAATGCTGTTGTGATGATGTTCATAGTTTGTTCTCCTTTTCTGATTGTGACTGTTGATTGTTGCTAGGTGTAAAGCACCTATCGGAGTACACCAGTTTGCTGGTGCTGATGTACTCATTAGATGTTTTACTCTGCCTGAGGTACTTCAATAGGCTCTTTAGATTCGTCCTCGCTAAGTATCTCAATTGTTACGTCAAGACTGTCCTCGTAGTCACGATGATTTTTCCAATGCTTTCTTGCCGTTGTTGCAAAGATACCAGCTTCCTCAAAGTTGTCAAATTCATAGGTGTCGTAGTCAAGTTTTACAATGTACTTCATAGTTGTTTGTCTCCTTTTCTTGTTGTGATTGGTTGATTGTTGCTAGGTGTAAAGCACCTATCGGAGTACACCAGTTTTGCTGGTGCTGATGTACTCATTAGAAGCTTTACTACTTTACTATCTGAGCAAAGACATAGTAAGAAGCAATGTTCCCATTCTATCCACTATCCAGTCGTAATCGTAACCTAAATGCTGTAGTGTCTTTAATGCCCCAAAGCACTCTGTCAAAAAGAGTGGATTGCTAGCGAGTTTCTCGACAGACCATTCTTCTTGAACCCAGTTGTAAAGTTCATTGCTCTTCTTGTCCTCGAATTTGATTTGTTCTTTTGCCATAGTTGTTTCTCCTTTCGTGATTGGCATTATTGATTGATGCGGTACTGGAGTACCTAGGACAGTACACCAGTTTTCTGATGTACTGGCTAGAGATTCCAGCGTCGAAGCGGATTACTTCTTGCGTGACTTCTTAGGTGCTGGTGCTTCCTCTGTCTCGGTGGCTGTTGTGTCTTCTGTCGGGGTTTCCACTGGTTCGGAAGTCTCCTCTAACATTTTTCGAGTCTCGGGGTCAAGCTTCTTTGCATACTTGAGGAAGTCAAGTTCTGTCAGTCCGTAAAGCTCTTCACGGGTTGTGCGAGTGGTTATTGCTACCACCTTGAGTACGTCAGTCTCATAGGTCTTTTTCAGAGCCTTGAGAAGTGCGTCGTCCGTGAGAGTTCCAGCACCAGTGAGTTCTAAAGTGCGTGTCTCGGTCTGTGCTGTCGTAAGGTCTACGCAAAGAGCGTTTACCTCGATTACCTCGATTGTACGTGTTACCATTCTGATTCTTGCCATAGTTGATTCTCCTTTTCTTGTTCGTGTTATACGTGAACCTATTTTCACGCTTCACCGTGCAAGGACTCGAACCTTGCTGTGTGCCACTCGGTGATTATAGAATACCACATTTACATATATTTGTCAAGCGGTAATCTGAATGTTGTATGAATACTGAATGGACTTAAGAATTGATATTTATAATAACGATGTTCTGTGTCTACATATACGTGATAGATTGAGCCTACGGTCACTTCGTATACGTCCACTATAATAACGGTCTGAGTGCTATTAATAAACAGTGACGGTCTGACTATTTTCCAATTCTTTTCTTCACAGATATTCTTTAGTATACGCATTAATTCCTTTTTATTCATAGTTGATTCTCCTATTCTTCGCCTAGTTAGGCGACTCGCACTCGCTGGACTCGAACCAGCGTGTGTGCCACTGTGCGCTTAGTTCACTTTGTAAAGCCTATTGTGTGCCTTGGTGATGTAGATATTGTACTCGTCACCGTTGTCATCTATGTATAAGCCAGCGATTGTGAACTGATAATCGTTTGACGAACAAATCTCGAAAGATACTACACCGTCAGTTTCGTGTGCCCAATCGAGCCAAGACTTCCAGATTTTAACCTTGGAAATGCTAGGTCTGTCATAGTGACAAAATATTGCTGATTCGTCACAAAAGCGTCCTACAAAAGGTCTTACCTCGTTGCGTGGTTTGATTACCTCAAATGTGCATCCATTGATATCGATAGTTTTCATAGTATAGTCCTCCTATTAAATAATTTTTTGGTTAATGGTGTGCTGGAATTGAAACCCACAGCTAAACTGACACACCATAGGAGAGAATAACTATTTACAATATGTAGTTGTCAAGGAACATATAGTACTGGTTTATTCTACGATACCATAACGCTTTACGCACCTATGCTTTAATTATTGTGCGACTTGGTGCTACATTTTATATACCGATTCTTTGTAGCTTGTCGGGTCTTAAGTCCTTTGTAGTGTGGGCTATTCCATTCATCACTTTGTACCTTAAGTATAACATACTGTTTGGCGTTTGTCAAGTACTTTGTTCAACTTGTTTTCAACTCTATGTTGTTATCCGTTGACCTCTTTACTTTGTACCTTAAGTATAACATACTGTTTG